CTGGGGCTTCAGCGGGCGGTGCCGGTGGTTGCCAAGCCTGTTGAGCGGGAGCCGCTGGGGGAGGAGTAAACGGAGCGGCCGCGTGAGCAGTTACGGGAACCGTTCCAACAGTGATGGCCCGGTAACCTGAGATTTCGTTTGAAGCTTCGTAGTCTCGACCATCTGCGCCCTTGCCCGCTGCACGAACCTTGACCTTCATTTCCAGCGGACGATTGTGGAGAGCCCCGGTATCCTGAATCTGGATAACACCGGTGGCATGGCAGATAGCAGACAACGTCCGGTACGCAATTTCTACTGCCGTTTGATTCTGGTTTTGAAGATTGAGGCGATCAGTAAGACTAACGCCTGCATACTGGCCCTCAAGAATCTGAAGAACGATTTCAAGGTAAGCTCCCTGTCCATTAGAAGTCGGTTTCATTTCCGACTTGGTAATCATCGCTTTGTACCAGCCCGCGGGGATGGCCTCTGGGGCCGAAGCGGGGGCAACGGTACTAGCATCAAAGTTAACAGCTACCATTTGGATTTCTCCTTAATCACGATTGTAAAAGTCTAATTGACAGGACTGATAAATAGCGTCCGCCAAATAGTTCCAGCCCCCGGTCTGGGGAATACCAAGCTCATTGGTGAGCCCGTAACGATTGCCGGCGACATATCCCGGAGTTCGAGATACGCCCATGACCCGGCCCTTATTCGCACTCACCGCTTTGTTAAGGGTCTTGCCCTCGGAAACAAAAATAGGTTCGTGCAAGAATCCAACCAAATCAGCCCACTGGGTAATCATCTCACGCTTCCCGTAAGCCTTTTGATTCTTCGGGGAATGCAGTAGCAAGTCCCACGTGTCATACTCACCCGCGGTCGGGTCCACAACTTTAGCGGCGAACACATGACAAGTCAACAAAATGTTGATCCCATACTTGAATGCCAGTGTGTCGCAATGGGTCAGGAAATTGTGGAAAAGTTCGTTGGCATACTGGTAAGCCTTACCGTAGCCCCCTAAAGCGGCTTCCATCGTCAAAGCTCGGGCATTACCTTTGGCGTAAGTAGGATCAGTCCTAAGTACAGCGTCATGTATCAGGCGTTCCAAAGCAGTCGCCGAATCAAATGCGACTGTCTTATAGGGAAATTGCCCGGCTTGCGCTTGGGCTTCGATTTCACCTAACAACTGGAACACATGGGGCAGGCTTTCCAGAGTGGGGGTCTTTTGAACTTTTAAATGGCCAACGCCCTGCTCCAAAGGAACTAACAAAAGACGGGGAGCTGAACAGACAAAAGTGGTCTTACCGATCTTTTCGACACCCGCAATGATGCCGCGCATACCCGGAGTCATAACAGTAGAATTTACAGAAGCGAGAATGCTCATAGATTCTCCGGTCCCTTAGGCATAGCCACTTCTTCAGGTTTCGGTGGAACGATCTCCAAAGTCGGGGTGCCCGGCTTACTGACCAGCATGTCTGCTAGGATAGCAAAGACTTCCGGGTTAAGCTTTTCTACCTCCGTTACCGCTTTGGAATTCAGCTTGGGCTCACTAGAAACAAACAAATCAATGGAGACATTCTTTTCGGCCAAAGCCTTTGTAACGGCCTCGATCTTTTCCTTCTCCAATTTGTATTCGACTTTGCCAACGCCCTTGAGGCGATAGCCCCCGGCCAAGTCTTCATAGAAAGTTCCTTTGCGACCTCCTGTCAATGCACCGGCCAATTCTTTGCGCAGGGCCATCTCTTCATCGATGACTGGTTTAAAGGCGATGATCTTTTGCTGGAGCTCAGCCCAGCGCTTCAACTTCTCTTGATCTATCATGTGGGGCTCCTATAAAGGTGGAAAGCCATTATAAAGGAAAAGAGCTTTCGGCCACATATTATTTAGATGCTATTGTTGATAAGTTAAATTTTTACTTCCTATAATATCCCTCCACTTAAACAGGAGACTTTTGTGTCTAGTAAAAACGATGATTTCGACGAGCAGAGCACCTTGCTGGTCAAGACTTTGGAACTGCTTAAAGGGCAGAACCTACTCCATATTTATAGAGACACGGGGATTCCTTATTACTGGCTCAAGACCGTGGCTTCCGGCAAAACCAAAAGCCCATCAGTTAACCGGATTCAATATCTATACGAACACTTGACCGGCACCAAACTCAATTTCTGAGGTTTGCATGAATCAGTGGCATAAGATTCCCCAAGAGCTAAGGGATAGATCCCAATGGCTTGTGGCGGATGACCAAGGACGCCCCTACGATCCTAGGATGGGAACCAACTACCCCATCGACCCAACAAAAGCAAAGGCAGGATGCACTTTCATGGAGGCGGCGCATTACGCCATCGACCATGCTATGCATATTGGGTTTATGCTGGATGCAGACGACCCGTTCGTCATTATCGACCTTGACAACAAACCGGAACGCCCGGCCGCACCGGAAGTATTAACCCAGTTCGAAGAGATGAAAGTAGCTTTCGACAGCTATACGGAAATCTCCCGCTCAGGTCGAGGAATACACATCATTGTAACTGGGCAAATCCCACAAGCCCTTGTCTCTACCCATATTCAAATCAGCGGAAAGGAACACTACTACATCCTGACCGGCGATTGCGAAATCGAAAAGCCCATCCGAGACGGGCAAGCCCATTTGGATGCCATCATTCAAGCTGTTGGTGCTCCGCCTCCCGCATATGAATCAAAAGAACAATCTCTTGCAGATGAAGAAGTCTGGTTAAGGGCAACGCAGGCAGAGAACGCTGAAAAGTTCTTGGCGCTTTGGAACAATACTGTGGACAAAGCGGATTACGGGAACGATGAGTCCACCGTCGACTTTGCTTTGATTACTATGCTCTGCTTCCACAGCCAATGCGATGAGCAGGTAGCCCGGTTCTTCCTTAACTCGCCCCGCGGTAAACGCAACCACCGAGTCGGCCGGACGCTCCACAACTACATCTACAAGCACTCCATCCCCAAGGCACGGAAGTTTTATTACGTTCCGCCGATTGACTTTCAAGCCATCGAACAGAAAACGAAAGAGGTTATGGAGAAGATGAAACAAGAGCCCATAGCCAAAGACGAAGACCTGACGTTCCCGGCAGGACTAGTTGGCGAAGTGGCCGAATACATTTACAGCTCTTCTATCAGGCCCACAAAGGCTGCGGCCATTGTCGGGGCGCTGGGGCTGGTCGCCGGGATCTCTGCCCGAGCCTTTAACATTAGCGGAACCGGTTTGAATTTGTATCTGGTCTTACTGGCCGGGTCCGGAACAGGTAAAGAAGCTATGGCTTCCAGTATCGACAAGCTCTTTGCCCATGTCTACAACAAATGCCCATCTGCCATTATGTTTCGCGGTCCCAGTCAATTAGGCTCCGGGCAAGGGCTAATCAAAGTGTTGGAAGACAATCCCTGTGTACTTAGTCTGTTTGGCGAATTCGGATTGACCTTGCAAGCTATCTGTCATCCCCGGGCTAATCCCGTCGACCTTATAAAAAGGCAGGTGTTACTGGATGCCTGGAGTAAGTCCGGGCCAGACCAATACCTCCACCCGATGGCTTATAGTGATAAGACAAAGAACACCAAAACCATTCGGTCCCCCTGCTTCACCATGATTGGGGATTCCACTCCGGACAGCTTTTTTGAAGGATTAGACGCCAGTCACATTGCCAGCGGTCTTCTGCCCCGGTTCTCCATTGTGGAGTATCGCGGCGCCAAAAGGCCTGCAAAAAATCCTCGTTTCGGCCACCCGCCCACCGAAGGGCTAGTGCAGAAATTGGCTGACTTAACCGCGGCCGCTGTCACCGCTCTGACCTCCAATCTAAGCACCCCAGTCACCTACTCTCAAGAAGCCCTCGAGGCCTTGAATAGCTTCGATCGCTACGTGGATTTGGTTATTAATGAATCCAGTCAAGAGACTGTTATCCAATTGTGGAATCGCGGCCATTTGAAAGCGCTGAAGATAGCCGCGGTGATTGCGGTCGGTTTGAACCCCTACAACCCCGTCATTGATGGCCACACAGCTGTCTGGGCGATTCGATTCGTGGAAGAAGAAATCACCACTCTTGCCGGGCGCTTTGCTGATGGTCAGGTGGGGTATGGAGACGATAAACAAACTTCAGATTTGATGCGAGCTATCAAGAACTATTTGCACAACCCATCCAAGACAGCCCGGGAAAGATTCAAGATTCTTCAGAAAAAGGGAATCATCCCGTACGCCTATTTGTTGCAGGCCACAGCCAGTCTTGCTTCATACAGACAGGATAGACTGGGGGCCACCGCTGCACTCAAGAGAGCGTTAGATTCGGCGGTTGCAACAGGTGAGTTAATCGAGTTTTCTAAGAGTGATATGATTAAGAATCACTCATTTGGTGGGGTTGCGTACGCACTCGGAACGAATTTTGTATAAAACACGTTTAATAAAGCTTAATGGTCAATAAACTGAATTTCTTTTTTAATTTCAAGCGGTTAGCGAAAGTTTAAGGGTTTAATGCTTTAAGGCAGAAAAGTAGAACAAATAGAGTCATAATAATAGGTATTTATATATTTATTAAACTTATTAAACTTTAAACTATATATAGAATTCCTATAAGAACCGGGGCTTGTGGGGATTTATGATGGGATTAAGTGCTTTAAACGGAGAACAAATGAGTAAGTTCGGACGAGACAAGGGTCAACGGGGAGAACGGTTGGCGATTAGTGTGCTTCAGCCTGTGGTTACCAAGGTGTATGAGGAGAGAGGGCTGGAGGTGCCTAAGCTGGAGAGGAACCTGATGCAGACGATGAAAGGCGGACATGATATTGTGGGATTGGATTGGTTGGCCCTTGAGATTAAGTTTCAGGAGACGTTGCATATCAATGCGTGGTGGACTCAGACGTTGAAGCAGGCTGGGGAGACTAGAGTGCCTGTTTTGATGTATAAGCAGAGTAGAGTGAAATGGCGTGTTATGCTGGTCGGTAGTTTGATGATTGGACCGAATGGAGTCGGGGGAAGGGTGCGCGCTCCGGTGGACATCACGCTCGAGGATTTCCTATGCTATTTCGAGAGACGAATCATCTGGGAGCTAGACTCAAAGAATGCTGAATTTGTATAATCTAATTTTGAGGAGGAGATAAGACGATGAGTAATTTTTTAAACAAGACGAAACCGTGGCAGATGCATTGGGCCACCGGCATGGACGGGAAAAGTCAGTTGATGGTTAAGCCGGGCATTCCGGCTGGGGCTTTAGAGAAGCAGATGATGAATCACGCCCCGGTGATGTTCGACGCATTGCACGAGTTACGCAAACTGTTTGTGTCTTACGGGGAGGCGCATCTGTTGGTTGGAGATGACGAAAAAGCAAAGCGGAGCCGAGACGTCGCCGAATGCATTACAAGAGTTTTGATTGATTCCGTGAGGACCCCGGTATGAGTTGGCTTGATGTTGTTGCAATCTTGTTGGGGTTAATCTTGTGCGGATGTTTCATTGAATTTTGTATTGCAATCATTGGTTACGATGTAGATGAGGATGACCATGACCACTTTTGAAGAGCGTTTGAAAGAACGACAGAAAGATGAGCTATTGGGCGAATCTATTGATGATGCGAACGAAATGCTTGACCGGTTGCGGGAGGTCCTCAACTCTTTCGATGGGATGGTGACTATCGTCACCGCTGTGGGTGTTTTAGAGACTCTGAAATTTCAGCTACTGAGGATGATTGAAGATGGTGATTGAAATTCTGTCGTTAATAGCGGGAGCCGGGCTTCAGGTGTATCACGACGCCAATGCCGGCATTTACACAAGACCCGCTCTTGAAACCCCAAGCCGCTGCGAACAAATCAAACGCCATGAGATAACGGCGACTAATCCAAAAGAATGCGAAACGGAGAAAAACGATGACCCCAACCCATTACCTGAACATTGAAATTGACTGGCGGCGCCTGCTGGAGAACTTGGCCGAACGGAACATGGGCATCCGTGATGTGGCCAACTACACCATGGTTCCAGCGCATACTCTCAACGAGCTTAAAAAACGTCATCTCACCGAACCGCCTTTCAGTGTCGGGGTTAAGCTTCTCAACTTGCATTTTGACAGATGCCCTGAGTTGCAGCAGGGTTTAAATTCAACCGAGTCTGGATATCTAAACTAAGGAGACAAACATGGAAATCGCGTATAACGGCCCAGAGCCGGCCAAGGCTCACCGCTACGATGCCGCATTCGACCTCGTGTCAAAGGGGTGTCACATTATTTTACCGATGGAGAGGGCTATCATCCTCACCGGCTTAAAAATCGCCCTACCGGATGGACACGCGGGCTTGGTTATCCCCAGAAGTGGGCTTGCAGCAACGTATGGTATCACTGTTTTGAATGCGCCGGGGCTCATCGATCCTGAATACACTGGGGACATCGGAGTTATTCTGGCCAACTTCGGGAAAGAGCAGTTTGAAGTAATACCGGGCATGCGCATAGCTCAGTTGATGATTGTTAAGCATGAATATGTTAAATGGACTTATGTCGACGACTTGGATGTGACCTCTCGGGGAGATGGCTTCGGGAGCTCCGGGCTGTGAACCCGCTCAAGTTTGTCGGGGTAACCAGAGAGATAGCCAGACTATCGAAAGACCCCAGCGTCCAAGTCGGGGCATTGGCAGTGGCAGACGATGGCACCATTCTTGCGGGAGGCTACAACGGCTTTCCGCGAGGCCTTGATGACGATGTCTCTCGATACCGAGACCGAGATGTAAAGCTTAAATTGATCAGCCACGCTGAGGCTAATGTCGTGGCACAAGCGGCCCGAAAAGGGATCAAACTTTTTGGTTCAAATCTCATTTTAACAGCTAGATTTCCGTGTTCTGAGTGTTCTAAACTAATTGTTCAAGCCGGGATCAAACAAGTATTTGCTCCGAACATGAAAGAGATTGAAGTCAATGATTACTGGCTTAGGGATCACAGATGGGCCGTCCTCATTCTTAGTGAGGGTGGCGTTAACGTAGTTCGCTATTGCGAGGAAAACTATGGCTAAGAAAACGTTCGAGTCTATTGCTCATTTTTTGCATTCCCATCCAAACCAATCGTTCACCGTAGACGAAGTGATGAAGAAGTCTTTTCAGGAGACGGTCTACAAGACTGTTCGGAAAGAACTTGAAGTCTTGGTCCGTATGGGCTTTGTCAAGTATTTTACTCACGACCACATCCGCTACTACTCCTGGAGGTAAGCAATGAAACCGTTTGACCTAGAAGCCGCATTAGCCGGCGCCCCGGTGGTGACCCGGGATGGTAGAGAAGTGACCCAGTTGAAATTGTTTGAATTAACCGGAAAAGAGCCGCTTTATGGTGTTATTGAAAACAACGTTTACCGGTGGGATTTCAACGGGGTGTTTCGTCCAGATGGAACGAAGACCTCATATGACTTGTTCATGTTTGAGGCGGAACCGGAAGTCTGGGAGCCCACTATGGAATTGTTGTGGCGCAACTCTCATCGATACGATCCGGTTAAAGGAACTGAAGGTTCAAAACGGATTGATGTTCAGATCCTTCAACAGCGCTGGGTCAGCGGAGACAAATCGGTATGGCGTGACGTACCGACTTTCGTGGAGGATATATGAGCGGCTACGTCTACATGCCTTGGGACTGTTGCCGGTGCGCCAACGAAGCCTGTGTCGACCGGGAATCTTGTCTGCGTTATATCGCCCGGGCAGATACGGGTTACCGGACTCCGTTCTTTGATTGGGATGCCATGCCTCGCGCCACGAATGCTACGGAGTGTGGTCACTACATCAAATACCCCAGCCGCCCACCGGAAATCAAAATTCAACGGGGTGACGAATGAGCGGCGTACCCCACCGGATTCAAGTAGCCACACCATTCGGGCATTCAGCTTACGTCCGCGAGGATTTCGTACTAGCCCAGCTAAACAGGCTCTGGAAAACAGTTTTCGAAAGCGAGATGCTTTCGTCTAAAGAGCTCATCGAGAAATTGCAGGAATTTGAGGACAAACTAAAATGAAAGACACAGTCATTTTTGACTTGGACGGGACTCTGGCGGACATCTCACACAGGCTCCATTACATCGAAGGCCCGGACAAAGATTGGGATGCATTCTTTAAGGCCTGCGTACACGATAAGCCAATTAACACCATCATAGGTATTCTGCAGGAGATGGCTGCTGGGGAGTATCGCATTGTCATTATGACCGGCCGTAGCGATGCTGTTTTAGATGAGACGATGGAATGGCTGAACGCTTGGGCTCCTATTGGTCAGGACTTCGAATTGTTTATGCGTAAGGATGGGGATCACACCCCGGATGATGCTCTCAAGCTGAAATGGGTCAACGAGGGCTACATCAACAAGGACCGGATCTTTTGTGTTTTTGAAGATCGAAAGCGCGTGGTAGATATGTGGCGGGGTCTTGGCCTGACCTGCCTTCAAGTGGCTCCCGGAGATTTCTAATGCAAACGCTCGGTGATATTGTAATCGGCGCGATCCTTGCTATCATGTGGATAGGCTTCGCAGTCTTCTTCATCTGGGGATTTAACCAGATGGGGGAATTGTGGCATCAAGAAAAGAGTACTCAGGCTAAACAAGTTGAATGTACAATCATTTACCACACTAACAAGCTGGAGGAAAAATGAAAGCACCAAAACGAATTTGGTTATCCCGGCACATGGACTGGGATGATGTTCAAAAACAATCTGATGACGATGTTGATTATGTCCGCGCAGACCTAGTGGGTGATTTGGTCGAGGGGTTGGAAGACATGATTAAAGGCGGCGAAAGCATGGGATGGGAGTCCGCCATTAAGGCCCGAGCCGCTCTGAAAGTGTTGGAGGAAGAATGATGTTTGTTAAGCGGGGTCCAAATACCTACCGGCGCTGGACTCAGCCAGAAGATGATGTATTTAAAGAAGCCTATCGAAACGGTGGAATGAAAGCCGTTCGAGACGCCTTTCCAAGCCGAACACCATCATCACTGAAAAACAGGGCTAGCATCCTACACTTGCGCTCACCGTTTTCAAGGAGGAACAAATGACTGATACTGAAAAATTACTGAAAGATATTTACTTGTTCCTTATTAACCGAGGTAACTGGGCAAGACGCCAAGAAATCATTGAATCGCTCGAGGCTCATATCAAAGAGCTTGATGAGCGGCAAGCCAGAGAAGGCTCGACTACCGATCTCATTTGCACGTTGAAAGAGACGATTGAAGACTATCGAAAAGAAAACTTTGCGCTAGCAGCAGGTCAATGCACCGAAGGCGGGCCGTGGGGTGATGAGGGCGGAACATCTTATTGCAAATACATCAGACCAAAGCCAGAAGCGGAGCCTGTGGCGTGGATCATTGAATCCGAAATGCAGGACGGGTCTTACCGCCAATGGGTCAGTATGGACAGAAAAAGGCACGAAGAATACCACGATAGTCTTGCGCCAATAGCCCCTCTCTACCTTCACCCACCCAGACCCGAGCCAGCAAGGAAGCCGATGACGGATGAAGTAATGATGGCGGGCATTAAAGATGGGGATAGTTCGGATTTCATTTCTGGGTTTCAACACGGCATTCGAGCCGCCGAAGGATTTCACGGGATAGGAGAACATTGATGGCCTCAAGAAACCACTATAGCTTCGATTACAAAGGGATTCGAATTGATCCCTACCGCATTTTTAGGATTTACCAGATTACAGACCCGGCTCAACAGCACGCAATCAAAAAACTGCTTCGGGCCGGGCGTTCTGTTAAATCACTGGAGCAAGATATTGATGAAACCATAGCAACGCTCATGCGTTGGAAACAAATGATTGCCGAGGATACCCATGAAGAACAAGCCACCAAAAACACTGCCGAGGAAGTTTCCGATCCGAGACCGGTTCGGCAATCCGACGATTATGGATTGTCAGCTTAACCGCAAAGAACGCCGGAGACGAGCTTCCCTTATTCGAGCCAAGAGGTTTGAAGAGCTCTGGTAAAGACTATTGGCGTGCGGTAATATCCAGCCATCGAAACAAATTATCGCACGCATATGTCGCAGCTACCCCGCTCCCGTAAAGACTGCCGGCCCACAGAAGCCGGTAAACTGGTCCAACGTCAAATCCTCGAGATGTACCGGGACAATCCGAACCTTAACCAGATTGCCCGGGATCTTGGATATAGCGAGACCTACGTCCGCAAAATGTATAAGCAGGCGCTCAAGGCTATCATCGTCGATGATGTCGAGACGCATCGCAAAATCGAATTAGCCCGACTCGACCACCTCCATCGCAAAGCCATGGAAGTGCTTGAAGCCTTTCATCCCATGGTTAATTCCGGGGCAGTTGTCCGGGACGTAATCGAAGATGCCGAAGGCAGAATCATCATTGACGAAGAAACCGGAAAGCCAAAGACCGTCCGACTTCGAGATCAAGGCCCCTTGCTCCAAGCCATTGACCGTGTGGTCAAAGTATCCGAGCGCCGAGCTCGCCTGCTGGGCTTAGACATGCCCACAAAAACAGCCCTCACAGATCCGTCTGGTGAGAAAGAATCATTTGTTCAATTCTATATCCCCCACAATGGAAGAGACCAAACCGAAGAAGAAACGACTAGCGAAGAATGAATTCCGCCCTCAGCCCGGTCCTCAAGAACAATTCTTAGGTAGCTCTGCCGACATCGTCTTGTTTGGTGGAGCGGCCGGGGGCGGTAAAAGCTTCGCTATCCTCATGGAGTGCCTTAGGCATACTCCGTCAAATCCAGAATTCTCAGCCGTCATTTTTCGACGGAATTCAACGCAGGTTAGAAACCCGGGCGGCTTATGGGATGAGGCTTTTAAGCTGTTTCCTTTCTCCGGGGCTCGGGCGGTAAGCCATCAGCTAGAATGGCGTTGGAAAGATGGTGGCAAGGTCAAAATGGCCCACCTTGAGAATGAAAATACGGTTCTTGATTGGCAGGGAGCTCAGGTCCCGCTTATTATGTTCGATGAGCTGACCCACTTTTCGAAGAACCAGTTTTTCTACATGCTCTCCCGTAACCGTTCTCTTTGCGGGGTGCGGCCTTATGTCAGGGCTACCACAAACCCTGATGCGGACAGTTGGGTAGCTGAGTTTATTAGCTGGTGGATTGACGAAAAGACTGGTTATCCGATTCCAGAGCGGTCAGGTGTAGTCCGCTGGTTTATCCGGCTTCAGGATACCATTGTCTGGGGAGACAGCCGCAAACAGCTTATAGCTGAATACGGAAAGGAAGTTGAACCGAAATCTTTTACTTTCATTCCCGCCCGACTTGAAGACAACCAAATCTTAATGCGTAATGACCCGGGCTACCGGGCTAATCTGTTGGCGTTAAGTCGCGTCGAAAGAGAGCGCCTTCTCGGGGGTAACTGGAAAATCAGACCAGTCGCCGGGATGTATTTCAAACGAACTGAAATCACCATGCTCGAAGAAGCGCCGAGCGATATTACAGGCTTTATCCGATACTGGGATTTGGCTGCAACTGAAGTCTCCGATACTTCGCCAAATCCAGATTGGACTGCAGGGGTGAAAATCGGGCTTCGCAAGAATGGGCGCTACGTGGTTCTCCACGTTATTCGTGCCCGAGAGAGATCCGGTAAGATTAGGGAGCTCGTCAAAAACACCGCTCTCATTGACGGTTACTCTTGTCTTGTCGGACTGGCGCAAGATCCCGGACAAGCCGGTAAAGACCAAGTCGAAAGTTATGTTCAAGACCTCGCTGGCTTTGCCGTCCGTACAAATCGGGTAACCGGAGACAAAGTAACTCGGGCCGAACCCTTCGCGGCTCAATGGCAGCACGGTAATGTAGATGTGGTTAGAGGGGCTTGGAACGAAGCTTACTTCGACGAGCTTGAGGCTTTCCCCAGCACAGCACATGATGACCAAGTGGATGCATCAGCTGATGCTTTTAACGAATTGGCGCAAGACAGTCTAATGACTTGGCAGCGTTTAGGGCGTAGTTGAAAAAGATTGGTTATGGCCCGGATAATTACCGCACACTCTCGAGGGTTCTATGTCACGAAGAAATAAACGAGTCGGTATTCAAAGCGTAGTCGACAAGCAGCTTGAGGAAGACCAGCGTATCCGGGCAGAAGTTGCCGATGCCGCCGCTAAGAAAATCTCTCAAGCAATCACTGGGGAAGACGTCCCCGAAGTATCCAACGATAAAACGTTGGATAGCTTTGTCAACTTTGCCCACAATCTCGGTATTGGTAGTGACAACGCAATGTCATCCAGTACCTACGGATTTAATCCTGTCACCCGCATTCGTGTCTTGCTGGAATGGATTCACCGGGGCAGTTGGCTTGGCGGCGTCGCCGTCGACGTTGTAGCTGACGATATGACCAGAGCCGGGGTATCACTGACCGGGGAGATGGAGCCCGGCCAAGTGCTGGCAATAGAAGAAGCCGCTGTGACACTAGGGATCTGGAAGTCCGTCAACGAGACAATTAAATGGGCTCGCCTTTATGGTGGAGCTTTGGGAGTTTTGTTGGTTGAGGGGCAAGACCTTTCGACCCCGCTTCGCCTCAACACCATTCGCAAAGATCAATTCAAAGGCATTCTACCACTGGATCGTTGGATGGTAGAGCCGACTCTTTATGACCTTGTACAGGAAATGGGACCAAACATGGGTAACCCGAAGTACTACAGGGTCACCGCTATGGCACCTGCGCTAATGAATCAAAAGATTCATTATAGTCGTTGCATTCGTTTAGAAGGTATCCGCCTTCCCTATTGGCAACGCGTTATGGAGAACCTGTGGGGGCTCAGTGTTCTCGAACGCCTTTACGATAGGATGATTGCATTCGACTCCGCGACCACAGGTGCCGCCCAATTAGTCTATAAGTCCTACATCCGCAATTACAAAATCAAGAATCTTCGACAGGTGGTGGCTGCGGGCGGAGATGCCCTAAACGGTCTTACAAAGTATGTCGAAATGATGCGTAGGTTTCAAGGTATCGAAGGCATGACTTTGCTTGATGCCGAGGATGAGGTCAGCGCCGATACCCACGCTGCATTCGGTGGCTTGTCTGAAGCACTTACCCAGTTTGCCCAGCAATTGTCCGGCTCTTTGCAGATCCCGCTAGTGCGTCTGTTCGGCCAGTCCCCGTCTGGGTTTAGTACCGGAGAAACGGATCTCCGGAATTATTACGATACAATCAAACAGCAACAAGAAAAAGACCTACGTTCTTCAATGACCAAGGTCTACCGCGCTATAGCAGCCTCTGAAGGCGTCGAACTTCCCGAAGGCTTCCGCATCGAATTTAACAGCTTGTGGCAGTTAAGCGAGACGGAGAAAGCATCCATTGCAGAGACCACGGCGCGCACAGTAAGTAGTGTCGAGGAATCCGGGCTTATCGACAGAGGCACCGCACTCAAAGAACTAAAACAACAATCCCGCGTAACTGGTATTTTCAGCAATGTAACTGATGAACTCATTACCGACGCCGAGAATGAAGAACCGCCACTTCCTGAAGAACCGCTTGGTCATGAACCGGAAGATATGATTGAGTTCAAAGGCCCGGCTAGGGATAGTGCACAGCAAGCGGCTGGAATCCTTTATGTGGATAAAGACGGTTACCTTCTCCTCCTCCGCCGTTCCGCTCTAGCCTCCACCGGTCCGTTCACTTGGTCTTGTCCCGGTGGTTGGGTCGAAGCCGGCGAAGACTTACGTGCTGGTGCTCGCCGTGAATTTAGTGAAGAAACCGGATACACCCTCGATCCAAAGGCACCTATTGAGTATCTTGATACAAAAGATGGGTTTACGTTGTTCTTGGTCAAGGGTGTATTGCCATTCGAGCCCCAGCTCAGCGACGAGCATTACGATCATTTGTGGGTAAAGCCAGACGAGCTCCCATATGAAATGTATCCGGGATTTGCCGATAGGCTTAAAGGTCTTGCGGACAAGCTGTGAACGAAAGACAGCTCAAACGTCAGGCAAGAGAACGGTATGCGGTAGCCTCCCGGGTCGAACGGGATTATCTTCGAAACATCCGCAAGCTGACCAACCAGATTGACCACATGGTTAAAGGTATGGTCAACATTAAAATGACTCAATACGAATTGGAGCGAGCGCAAGCCCGACTTCAAGCCATGCTTAGGCAATACGGTGAAACCATTACTCCGTGGGCTGAAAGCGCTGCTGAGAAAATGGTCAAACGAGTTGAATCCATCGACGAGAACAACTGGACCCGTCTAGGTAAACAAATCAATCGATCCCTCCGCAAAGAACTTCAAGATGCCCCAGTTGGAGAAACGCTTCGGTCATTTATGGCCGAACAGGTAGTCTTGATAAAGAGCCTCCCTATTGAAGCGGCTGAACGGGTCCATAAAATGACGCTTGAAGGGATAACCACCGGGGAAAGGGCTTCAAGCATAGCGGCAAAAATCCTCGAAACAGGTTCTGTTACTAAAAGTCGTGCCCAGCTAATCGCCCGCACAGAAGTGGCTCGAACGGCTTCAGGTCTTACCATGGCGCGCTCAAAACACGTGGGTGCAACGCATTATTACTGGAGAACCTCAGGAGACGGGGATGTAAGGGCGAGCCATAAGAAATTTAACGGTAGGATAATTGCTTGGGATGATCCTCCAGAGGTTGATCCGGGTTATCGGTACCACGCGGGGATGTTCCCAAATTGCCGGTGTTATCCAGAACCTATCCTCGAGGAAGAACTTTAACCGGAGAACACTATGAACATTTTCGAAGCAGTCACTTCTTTTGCAAAAGCCCTCGAATACGGCAAACAACTATCAAATGCCTCGACTTGGAGCTCACGAGCTTCAGCTCTTTCGATTCTCGGTCCGTTAGCGGCTCTAGTTATTTCGATTCTGGAGAGTCAGGGAATTAGTCTTGGTATTGGAGCAACCGATGTTCAGACTCTTGCTAATGGGGCTGCTATTCTTGGCGTCACATTGGGCCAGCTCATTCAAACAGCCTCGAACAAAGACGCTGGAATCAAAAAGGGTTAAAGCAATGCCAGACGTACCATGCCGCCTCGCCCGGCTCGAAGAAAGAGTAGAGCATATGGGACAAGTAGCTGACAAGGTTGATTTGATATTGGAAAATCAGACAAAGCAAAGAGGTTTTATAGCCGGAGTCACTTTTACAGTGGGAGCGCTGGCTTCAATCATCACCATGGCTTTTGATAAAGGATGGTTTAGATGACTACTTCAAAAGACTGTTTTGCTAAGTGGGGAAACCCAAAGGAAAATGAACGCAAGTTCATGGTGATGTGGGATGTACCGGAAAATCTCGAAATTGGGGTAATCCCAAAACGTATTTACTGTAACAAACTAATGCCCGGCCCATTAGAAGCCGCATTTAAGAATCTGATTTCAACCGGATGTGTTCACGAACTAAAGACTTGGGATGGATGTTTCAACATTCGCAACATTCGTGGAACTATTATCCCATCCCCCAGTCTTCATTCTTGGGGCATTGCAATCGATCTCAATGCCACTTGGAACCGACTGGGTAAACCTCCCGTTTTGTCAGCAAAATTCGTTAAGTGTTTTACTGACGCGGGATTTGAATGGGGCGGTAATTGGAAGCGTCCAGATGGTATGCATTTCCAATTAGCGAAAATTTAAAAAATCAAGTGACTGATAGTTGCTCTTGGATTTAAATTTACCGTGTTGATTGTTTATTTTGTTTTCACGTGAATTCTGGAACGATAAGTATGATTAGGGCTAGTATCTATACTGTCGAGAAAATCGGGCCGAATCAGGAACTCACCCCCGAAGGCTTTTTGCTGTGTCGGGATGTACCTGTGGCCAGAACCGGCATGATGATCTACGGGCCTGAAGAAACGCCTATCGAGCCGGGTCCAGACGGTATTGTCAAAATCTTCCGTAATGAGGAAGACGTTTTCTCTCAGGCTACTATTGCTAGCGCAATTGGTAAACCTGTCACAAATGACCATCCCGAAGAAGACGTCACTCCCGCGAATTGGAAAGGTGAAGCCCACGGTGTAGCCCTGAATGTCCGGCGCGGTGAAGGAGCTATGGATGATCTTCTTTTGATGGACTTAATGATAACCACGACGGAAGGTATTGAGGCCGTCCAGAGTGGTAAGAGAGAAATCAGCCTCGGATACGATGCAGATTACGAAATTACTGGGGATGGTATGGGGAAGCAGTCTAATATCATCATCAACCATATTGCTCTTGTGGAACAAGGGCGCTGTGGTTCAAGATGTGCAATCAAAGACCAGAAACCTAACTTAGAGGCTACACCAATGGCGAAAAGTAAGAAGACGAAGGGTCTGGGCAGATTCTATGACTATCTGTTCCGGGCTCATAAGGCAAAGGATGCCGAAGAAATCAGCGAAATCGCTGAAGAGATGGCTCAGGATGAAGCGCTGACCGAAGAAGAACGAGTTGGTATGCTGGACGAAGAGCTTGGCGGCTCTCATATCCACATCCACGCTGGTTCACAGGATGACGACGATTTCGGTGGCCGCACTGGTTTCTCCGACGACGACATCAATGAATTTATCGCACGCAATGATTCTGACCATGATGAATTCCGTTCGCGTCTTGAAGCTCTCGAAGCTAAGCTTGCTGGGGATACCCCGCCTGCGGCTGAGACTCTTGACGAAGAAGGTGAAGAAGGCGAGAAGCTTGAAGAATTCCTCAAGGATGAAGCCCCTGAAGGTGTTTCAGAGGAAGAAGTCACCAAGGCTCGCGATTCACGCTACCTGAAGGATAGCTTTAAGGATACGATTGCACTGGCTGAGATTCTTTCTCCGGGCATTCGCATTCCTACTTTTGATTCGGCTGCAGCTCCCGTGGTTACCGCAAAGCGTATCTGCAAACTGCGCAAGCAGGCTCTGGATATGGCTTACGGTACCGCCGCAACTCGTCCAATTATCGAAGACCTTATGAATGGCAAGGTTCTTGATACCAGTCGGATGACTTGTGATGCAGCTCGAGTCCTGTTCCGTTCTGCGGCGGCTGTTAAGCGTAACAGTAACGCAAGCGGTCAGGTTCGGGATTCAATTCCTGACATGGGTCGTCCGGCCAAAAAGCCGGTCATGACTCTTGCGGAGCTGAATGAGCTTAACAAGCAGTCTTACTCTTCCAAGAAATAAGGTGAAACACATGAAAAGAGCAAAGTTCAAGGACGTAGCCTTCAAGTACCGCATGGGTGCTGGCTATCCCGGTGATGTCAACCGTACCCATCCGGTAGACATTCTTCCTTCACTGATGGATACCACGAATCCTCCGACCGCTTTCGGTCAGGCTGTGGTTATCGATGCAACCTCACACGCTATCCGTAAGATCATCGCCACGGATGACGCTAACATCTCACTTTACGGTATTACGGTTCGTCCGTACCCGTTCCAGCAGGCTCAGACCAATCAGAACTTCGGTGCTGTTGGCATCGGTGCTTCTGGTCTTCCGGTCTCCGGCGAAGTGGACGTTATGTGCCGCGGCTTTATGATCGTCGCCGTTCCCACAGGTCAGACCCCGCTGAAGGGCAACCCAGTTTACGTATGGTATGAAGCCTCAACGGGTTCTCATGTACAGGGTGGCTTTGAAGCACAGGCTAGTGCTGGCAACACAATCGAAGTGCTCAACGCTTACTGGAACAGCAGCGCTGACGCCAACGGCTACGCTGAAATTGCGTTCAACATCTAAGAGGTAATCAACAGATGAAAAGAATGAAGACTCGTGATATGATGACCTTCGATGCCGCTGGCAAGCAGGTTATCGATCAGGCCGGCACCGAACGGGGCCGACTGCTCGGCACCAATTTCCAGACCCACGATGGTCGCACCGTTGACTCAACTGGTGCATTCCTCGTCGGTGAACTGGAGCGTTTGGATCTTACCCTTCACAAGCCGCTTGCGGCTGTCACTTGGGGCCGAGATATCGACCTCCGTGACGATGTGACCATTGCTGACGACGTTTCCAGCTTCACCGTTTCAAGCTTTGCTTCAGCCGGTGGCCTCGGAGACGGTCAGGCTGTGGGTAACGGTAAGTCATGGATCGGCCGTAAATCAAATCAGGTTCCCGGCACTTCTATCGACATCGCGAAGATTGCAAACCCGCTTACTCCTTGGGGTAATGAGCTGGCTTACACCCTCTTCGAATTGGAATCAGCTGCAAAGCTCGGCCGTCCGATCGACCAGCAGAAGTTTGAAGCTCTCCAGCTGAAGCATCAGATGGACATCGACGAACAGGTTTATATCGGTGATACTAGCCTTGGTCTGTATGGTCTGGTCAACAACCCGCTGGTAGCCCAGTACGGTACGCAGACCAGCCTCCCAGACGGTATCAGCGGTTTCTCTCAGTGGACCAAGAAGACTCCTGACGAAATCCTCGCTGATGTTAACGAAATGCTCGTTAGCACTTGGACTGCTTCAGGTTGGGCTGTCATCTCTGACAAGATCCTGCTTCCGCCGGCTCAGTACGGTTACATCGCTACCCAGAAAGTCTCGAACGCTGGTAACGTGTCCATCCTCAAGTACATCCTTGAGAACAACCTCTTTACCCGTTCTGAAGGTAAGGAACTGGACATCAAGCCGGTCAAGTGGCTCGTCGGTGCAGGTGCAGGCGGTACGCTGGGCGTAGCCGGTACTGTTGACCGAGCTGTAGTTTACAAGCAGGAACGGGATCGCGTTCGCTTCCCGATGACCCTGCTGAACCGCACCCCGGTACAGTACGATTCCATTTTCCACAAGACCACTTACTTCTGTAAGCTCGGTGCTGTGGAAATCGTGTACCCGGAACTTTTGGGCTACTTCGATGGGTTATAATAACGGTTGAAAAGCCGTTAGGGCCTAAGGTAAAATCTCCCTGTTCTAAACAAGCAGGGAGATTCCCCAAATGGCGATTATCTACGGATTGTTTGATCCGCGTATTGAACCGAACGTGATCCGCTATGTCGGATACACCCAGTACACTGCGGAATTTCGTCTCATTCAACATTTGACCGAGGCGAAGAAAAAGAGAAAGAGCCACCGTCATCATTGGCTCAACAGTTTAACGGACGATGGGATTCGTCCGGGGATATTGATTCTTGAGGAAGTCTCTGAGGAGAACTGGCAAGAACGCGAACAGTATTGGATTGAGCATTACGCCGATACTGTGGTCAACGGAACTATTGGTGGTGATGGCTTAGTCAATCCTACCCAAGAAGTTCGAGACCGAATAGCCGCCAGCCTTCGGGGTCAAAACCTCGGTAACCAGTATCGTAAAGGAATCCCGCATTCAGAAGAAGTTAGGCGCAAATTAAGTGAATCGTTGCGTAATTCAGAAAAGGTTAAAGCGGCTGGTTTAGCAAAGCGGGGAATAGACCCACATCAGAATTTAACCCAAGAACAGATAGCCGCCCGAAATGAGAAAATTCGACAGGCTAAACTGGGAAAGAAAAGAACACCGTTTTCCGAAGAAACGAAAGAACGGATGCGAGAAGCACACACAGGGACCAAACTCCCAACTGCTTCCGCAAAAAAGCTGGGGTCTCGATTTATTAACGATGGAATCGAGATGAAGCAACTGAAAGCCGGGGAACCCTTACCAGATGGCTGGGTCTACGGTATGATTAAGAAACCTAAACTAGAGGATTGAACATGGCTAAGAAAGACGCCCCGTGGCAGGCTCCAGCACAGGCACCTGCAGAAGAAGCCACCTCCGCCCCGATCGTAGAAGAAACCCCAGTTCCGGCCGCAGAAGAACCGGTTGTACCAGAGACCGAAACGGATGATTCCGTTTCTGAAGATACCACCGAAAGTCCGGCTGAAGATTTAGTGGTGGCGAAAGTCACTCAGCGTTATACTATTAGTCTTGACCATCATCGTCGGGTTACTTATATGCCGGGCAATGTAGTTATGCCAAGAGCTCACGCCGAAAGCTGGTACAGTAAGGCTTGTGGTACCGTGATTGTTGGTGTTCCGGATACGGCTTCTGTAACCGGTTTCCCGGCTAAGCAAGCTCTTGACTCTATCAAGGCGAAGGCTAATTCCGCTCAGCTGGAGCTTGGCGCTTTGTTGGAAAAGCTTAGCGATTTAACCAAAGAACAGACTGCAGCACTGACCAAGGCACGGGATGCCCTTAAAAACGCTTCAGAACAGCTTGGGAGTTTCTAATGCCGCTAATTCAGTCTGCTTCGGAAGAAGCCCTGCAAAAGAATATCGCCACCGAAATTGAGCACGGGAAAGACCCGAAGCAGGCGGCGGCTATTGGTTACGCTACCCAGCGAGCAAATGACGCAATTCCTGAATATGAAATGGGGAAATTGGATACTCTCCCGTCTCAGGTGAGTCAGGCTGAGCTGGAAGCTAATTCTCATTGTTACGGGGACGAATAATGGCAAAGCACATTCATGTTTATCTGAAAGGCCGGGGAAAGGATGCAAATCCAGATGGTACTATTAGTCCAGATGAAAAGACCCGTGAAGCTCAGCTCAAATCTGAATGCGAAGCTTTTGCCCGTAAGGTAAAGCAGGAAGCCTACAAGATTGGTGGAGATTTCCGCGGCCCGGGCATTTACATGCGTATGATGCAAGTTCTTTCTAAAAAGGTTTAATCATGACTAAGCATGTCCACATCCATCTTCGTCTTCGTAAAGCGCGTGATGCTAATTCATCTGAGAACCGTATTTCTCAAGTCAAGGCAGAGATCAAACGCCTCGAAGGCCGGATGAACGCTTACACTGGCAGTGCTCCGCTTCAGGAAAAAGCAAAGACGGCCGAAAAGCTGAAACAGCTTCGCGGCGAATTGAAAAGCCTTGGTGTAAAAGATGCTGACACTGTGGCCATGCTTATCCGCACCGTTCCTAAAGTCGGTGGAGGTTCATATCCGGCTGGGACAAGGATTAAGGTCAAGACCTATCAGGGATCTAATCTATACAATGTTGAATTTCCAGATGGGCATACACAGCCCGTCGATCGAGATAGAATCAAGACTTTTGTAGACCCTTTTCCGGATTACAAAAGCAAGGATGCCGATTCAGAAGTGGCTACTTTTCGAGCTCTTTTGGCCCACCTTCAGATTCAGTTCGAAGAGCTTGAGCATGCCGCCGAAAGTCTCGAAGGTAAGCTCACCGACGAGAAACTGAAAGCCGCTCTGAAAAGCCTAGCTCCAGCATTCGAAACCTTTGAACAGGCTATGGCTAATGCTGGTAAGGAAACCATTTAAATAGGAGCATCCAATGGCCCTGACGGTAGAACAGTTTAGGATCAATTTTCCAGAGTTTTCGAATACTCTGACGTATCCGACCTCTGGAATTCAGTTCTGGCTCAACTTCGCCTACCGGATGCTTAATCCCGGCCGCTGGATGAATGAAATTGATATGGGCGCTTCCTTGTTCACCGCTCATTTTATCGCGCTCGAAGCTCGAAGCCTGCTGGAGTCCAGCTCAGGCGGTATTCCCGGTATGGGAGTCGGCGGACCCGTCTCTAGTAAGTCTGTGGACAAAGTATCTATCAGCTACGATACCGGGGCTGGAACGGAACCGGGAGCTGGTCACTGGAATCTGACCAATTACGGAACGCGATTCATTTGGATGGTCAACATTTTCGGGACCGGTCCTATTCAACTCGGTGCTGGGTATACACCTCCATTAAATGGCCCGGCATGGCCCGGTCCAGACACCATGCCCGGGTTCACCACTTTCGGAAACTAATATGGCTACGTCACTCGAAAAGGTGACGGATAATTTACCTCAGCTGATGAAACAGCTTAAAGAGCTGGCATCGGCTGATGTTTTAGTTGGTGTACCACAAGAAACGGCAGACCGTAAAGAAGTTGGTTCGCGGGAAATGAATAACGCGACATTAGCTTATATTCATGACAATGGGTCACCCGCAGCTAATATCCCAGCTCGACCATTTATGAGGCCCGGCATTCAGGCGGCTAAGGCCTCCGTGGCAAAAGCTTTTCTCCGCGGGGCTCTAAGAGCTTTAGATGGAAACTCCGACGCCTTAAATATCGCCCTCCACGAAGCCGGGCTCATTGCCCAGCGGAGCATCCGCGCTATAATTAACCAAGGTATTCCACCGCCGCTCGCTGATTCTACGTTAAAAGCACGAATTAGATCAGGAAAAGCTGCAAAAGGGGCGAAAGCTGAACTCGAAAGTCGGGCAGAAGGAAACGAACCTTCAACTGCAACAGCGAAACCTCTTATTCAAACTGGTCAGCTTAGAAATAGTATCAATTACGTTATCCGGAAACGCTGATGCCACTGTTAAATGTTTCGGATGTTTTACTTGATCCGGATTTTGCTACTCGAGTTACCGTAATTCGCCGTCAGGAAATCATCGACGAACACGGCCGTTCCCAACTGAAGGAAACAGCTTACCACAACGTCATCGGGGTCCAAACCAGAGACCATCCGAATGACCTTGAAAGACATGATGATTTCGAAGTTATGACGAGCACCATTTCTTTTATTACGAAATTTCCTCTGCACGGGCAGGTTCCGGGATACCAACCGGATGTTATTATTTTGAATGGCAACCATTTTTTAGTTCGGCATCTGGACCCGTATCCGAAGTTCGGTGAGGGATTTTACGAAGCTATTTGCGAGAGCATGGACCGAAATGACAATGCGTCAAGAGTACCTCGGTACAGATAACTTTCCAGAACTGCCACCTTTTAAGATTGGGGACACCTTTCTTCTTGGTTGCATTAAAAAGGACTCCTCTGGCGTACCTGAAAATCTGACGGGAGTTCTCATCCGCTCGATGATCCGCTCGATGGCCGGGGAATTGGTCCAAGAACTTACTGTGGTTAAAGGAGACCAGACGTCAAGCCCGGGCACTTTTACTTTGTCTGCGGCACCAGTCGACACCATGGACTGGCCCTCTGAGTTTTGCCACATGGATATCAAGTTCTTTATTGACGGTCAGATTGTTAGTTCTCAGACTGTAGTGCTTCCGGTAGAGACTGGGGAAACGCATGATTGAAGTTACTCCGCTTTATACTGTCGATGTATTCCCAGAATATAGAACCGCTGTCGTTATTGTCGGAGCTGAAGACCTCGGCGGAGCACTAGCGGCTAAAGTATATGCGGAACAAGCCGCGGCCTCTGCCGCTTTAGCGCTGGAAACTGGTATTCAAAATGCTTACGTCGAAGGCGATGACCTTTACATCGAGCGTAATGATGGGGTTCTTTTTGACGCAGGCAACGTTCGAGGACCCACAGGGCCTGCTTCGACGATTCCGGGGCCGACTGGTCCGACCGGCCCGCAGGGTAACGATGGACCAGCTGGACCTACTGGGGCTACCGGACCCAGTGGGATTCAGGGTGAGATAGGTCCTACCGGTCCCAGTGGTGCGACAGGCCCCATTGGTCCAAGCGGTCCATCCGGCGCTACGGGTCCTATCGGCGAAATTGGGCCAACTGGTTCAACCGGTCCACAAGGGATTCAAGGTAATGTTGGAGCAACAGGACCACAGGGAGATGTTGGAGCAACTGGACCACAGGGCTTACAGGGAGATGTTGGCGCAACCGGTCCATCCGGGGTTCAAGGTCCCACAGGACCTGAAGGAGCTATTGGAGCTACTGGGCCTAGTGGTTTACAGGGCGCCGTCGGGGCTACTGGCCCATCTGGCCCACAAGGAGACGTAGGACCCGCAGGTGCTACTGGCCCATCCGGAATCGCCGGTGACGTAGGCCCGACTGGTCCATCAGGTGCAACAGGCGCTACCGGTGCAACAGGTCCGTCGGGGTCGACCGGCCCCACAGGGCCTACGGGCGCTACCGGCCCACAAGGGACTTCAATAACAATCAAAGGTTCAGTTCCAACATCTAGTGATTTACCAACTGTCGGAAATCTACCCGGCGATGGCTATATCACTTCTGATACCGGTCATCTTTGGGTCTGGACTGGATTAGCGTGGGATGACGTCGGTAGTATCGTCGGGCCTACTGGGCCAGCTGGAGCTACTGGCCCGGCTGGATTAGATGGGCCGACCGGGGCGACGGGTCCGCAAGGTGATATCGGCCCGACTGGCCCATCCGGTGCGCAGGGTGTTGATGGACCTACCGGTGCAACAGGCCCTGTCGGCGCTACGGGGCCTCAAGGTATACAGGGTGATGTTGGTGCAACTGGCCCTACCGGCCCGCAAGGTCCCGTCGGAGCTACCGGCCCTACCGGATTAACAGGGGCTACAGGCCCACAGGGAGACGTTGGTGCTACCGGGCCAACCGGATTAACGGGAGCTACTGGTCCGCAAGGAATTCAGGGAGATGTTGGCGCAACTGGGCCTGTTGGTGCAACAGGACCTGTCGGGGCTACAGGTTTAACTGGGGCCACCGGTTTAACCGGAGCCACCGGGCCGGCTGGAGCCACAGGCCCTATCGGGGCCACAGGGCCTCAAGGAATTGCTGGGCCTACTGGACCCACTGGCGTTACCGGTCCAACTGGAGTCGGTGTTACGGGCGCCACCGGGGCTACGGGTCCTACCGGAGCTGGTGGTGCGTATGGTTATTGGGGTGCTTTTTACGATACAACAAACCAATCGGCAGCAGCAACAAATACAGCTTATTCGATAAACATTAGCAACACCGACCCAAACAGCAATGGTGTTTCTATTGTGTCGAGTAATCGTATTACTTTTGCAAACGCCGGTATCTATACGATTAATGCATCCGTAATGTTCGAAAATACGGACACTCAAATCCACAATGGGTTACTGTGGTTCCGTAAAAACGATACTGGAGCGACCGGAGATATCGCAGACAGCAGTAGTGATGTATCAGTTCCAAACTCGCATGGTGGTGTTCCGGGATTTGTAATCGTTACAGTACCGATGACGTTGCAGTTATTGGCCGGGGATTACATTCAGTTAATGTGGGCAACGGACAATACCGCAATCCGTATTCCCACAGTAACACCGAGTGTTGGGCCGGTGGCGCCGGGCGTTATAGTTTCAGTTCAACAAGTTCTTTACACGCAGCTTGGGCCTACTGGCGCAACTGGAGCAACCGGTCCTATCGGCGCAACCGGTCCTATCGGCGCGACTGGCCCAGTCGGAGCGACCGGATTAACCGGGGCAACAGGGCCTACTGGACTTACAGGTTCTGTGGGGCCAGCTGGTGCGACTGGACCTACTGGGCTTACTGGTGCTACAGGACCTACTGGATTAACAGGAGCAACAGGACCGGTTGGCGCGACTGGCCCAGCCGGGGCGACCGGACCCACGGGGTTATACTCGACAGTCTCTGATGACAATTCAACAGCGACAGCGCTGTATCCAGTATTTGTTGGAGCAACTGGGCCTGTTTCCACCAGTAAAATCAATCTGGCGAAACTTAAATACACACCATTAACTGGCGAATTGGTAGCACCTCAATTAACGGCTTCAAATGGTATTGTGGTTAACGCGAATACAATAACCAGCAATTGCACCATAGCCTCCGGCAATAACGCTATGTCAGCCGGGCCAATAAGTATCGCTGATGGGGTAACCGTGACTATAGCCGCTAATTCTATCTGGGTGATCTTATGACACTGACGCTTTCCGGTACTAACGGGATTGGAAATGCTACTTGGACTACGGCTACGCGTCCGGCATCTCCAACTCCGGGACAACAAGGATACAACAGTACCATAGCCAGTGTTGAAACGTGGAACGGTTCTGCTTGGGTGTCAGGCGGCAATTTACTACTTCAATCGGTTCAGACGGCAAATTTTACAGCGGTTGCGGGAAATTCCTATCCGGTCAATACGGCCTCAGGTGCTGTTACTGTTACACTCCCTGCATCCCCTACCCCCGGCCAACAGATCAATGTGTTCGACTATGCGGGAACGGCTGCGACCAATAACATTACGATCAATCCGAACGGTAGTAAGATCCATGGCTCTGGTGCTATTGCGACTGTTTCAGCGGTCCGCGCATCAGTGACTTTAGCTTATGCTGATGCGACTCAAGGATGGGTTGATGTCGCAATCGGGAATGCCACATATCTCCCGCAAGCTTATTCAATTTCATATCTCATCGCGGCTGGTGGGGGTGGTGGTGCTAGTTATAGTAGTGGCTCCGGCGGTGCGGGTGGCGCAGGCGGATTGTTGACTGGGACATCGACCCTTTCTGTTGGTACTAATTATTCTTTTGTAGTTGGTGCTGGTGGTAGCGTCGGTGCAGGTAATGGTAATAATGGAAGTCCCGGTAATAACACAACAGGCTTGAGTTTAACCGCTTTAGCTGGAGGCTATGGTGGAGCAGGTTCAACCAATCAAGCAGGCGGCAGCGGTGGGTCTGGTGGTGGTGGTGGATGCTCCAATGGAGGCGCGTCAGCTGGAGGTTCAGGTACAAGTGGACAAGGCAATAGCGGCGGGGCTGGATCATCGGACAATGTTACTTACCGCACTGGTGGTGGTGGTGGCGGTGCCGGTGGTGCCGGTGGTTCGGGGGCAACTGCTTACGGTGGCGTCGGAATTTCAAGTTCCATTACTGGATCTGCGGTTTATTATTGCGGCGGTGGCGGCACCGCTTCTGGTGGTGGTAGCGGTAGTGGTGGCGGCGGCGGTACTGCCGGAAATAATGGAACAGCGAACACAGGTGGCGGTGGTGGGGCAGCTGTCCAATCATCCATGGCCGGAGGTTCAGGCGGCTCGGGTGTCGTCATCCTCTCTGTACCAACAATCGCTTACTCAGGAATAACCACAGGTTCCCCGACGGTTACAACCTCTGGTTCAAACACCATTATTAAGTTCACTTCTTCAGGGAGCTACACAGCATGAGCCATTACGCAAAAGTCCTCGACGGAAAAGTCATTCAAGTCATTGTCGCTGAAGCAGAATTCTTTGAATCTTTCATCGATTCTTCCCCCGGCACATGGATTCAAACATCGTACAATACTCGCGGAAATGTTCACTATAGTACTGAAACCGGAGAACCGTCAGCTGACCAAAGTAAAGCTCTTCGAGGTAATTACGCTGGCATTGGTTTCACTTATGACCACACTAATGATGTCTTTTACCCGCCAAGACCTTTTCCAAGCTGGACATTGAACGAAACGACTTGGTTGTGGGAAGCACCTGTAGCTTATCCCGAGGACGGAAAACACTACGCGTGGGACGAATCGACACTGACTTGGGTTGAACAATGAGCGGGGCTGTTAAGTTCTTACTGCCGTCTGGTGGATCAACCACTCTCACCGGTACAGATACCGCAGTAAACTCAACCGTTTCTGTACCGTCGGTCGATGGGGCCATAGTGCTGGCTTTCAAACAGGCTTCTGTTCAAACAGCGAACTTTACTGCTGCCGCTTGGAATAGTTACCCCGTCAATACGACTACTGGTCCGGTAACGGTAACGCTTCCGGCATCCCCTACCCCCGGCCAACAGATCAATGTGTTCGATTATGCTGGCACAGCCGCTTCTAATAACATTACGGTCAATCCAAATGGCGGGAAGATCAATGGCAGTGTGGTTAACGCGATTGTTTCGACAAGCAGAGCATCTATTACTTTGGTCTACGTCGATTCGACGCAAGGTTGGGTCGATATAGCTATTGGGAATACAAACTACCTCTCGCAGCCATATTCAAGTTCCTATCTTGTTGTCGCGGGCGGTGGTGGAGGTATAGCGGGCGGCGGCGGTGCTGGTGGTGTACTACAATCGGCAAGTTTTACTTTATATACCCAAACGGTTTACACAATAACTGTTGGCGCTGGAGGTAGCTCCTCCAACGGGTCAAACAGCGTAATAAGCTCTTCTTTAGGTACTGTAACATCCATTGGCGGCGGTACGGGTGGCGGATATAGTAGTACTAACGGAACATCGGGAGGCTCGGGCGGTGGCGGTGGCGGCGGGTCTACGACCTCAGCCGGAAGTGGGACTGCTGGACAAGGCTCTGCTGGTGGTTCTGGAGCAACCTCATCCGGCGGCGGGGGCGGCGGTGCTGGTGGGACTGGTAGTGCTAGCTCTGGAGGAGTGGGAGGAACTGGCGGTACAGGGATTTCCTCTTCGATTACTGGAGCTTCTGTTAATTACGCTGGTGGCGGTGGCGGTGGCGGAAATAGTAGTGGCGGTTCAGCTTCTTATGGCGGAGGCGCTGGAAATACAGCTTCAGGAACCGCAGGGACTGTAAACACTGGTGGTGGGTCCGGTGGTGGCTACGCTGGGCAGGGGGCCAACGGAGGTTCAGGCGTTGTAATCCTTTCCGTTCCCACGGCGAACTACTCCGGCGTTACCACAGGATCTCCTACTGTGACCACTTCAGGTTCTAACACCATCATCAAATTCACTTCCTCGGGGAGCTACACGGCATGAGTTCAAGTGCGCTTAAAACAAACGCCGTTCAAGTAGGACAATCGGCAACTCCAACGAATAACATGACTTGGTATCAGCCGAATACGCCAGACGGTAGTATTCGGTTGGGTCGTGGAAACGTTGATGCAATTACGCAAGACGTTCTTACCATAGATGCTAATGGGGATCTAATAACAGCAGGTGGTATTCTTATTCCCGGCCAATACGCTGGAAGCTTCTCAGATGGTGTCGTCTTAGATTACGTAGCCGGAACAGCGCGCGTTATTGCCGGTGCTTCTGACGGGGTAAGTTTCTATAACAACGGACCGGCTAGTCCTGCAAAACTCGGTGGTTTTGATGCATCTGGTAACCTTACGGTAAATAACAACGTACCTGTGGCCAGAATGGTTCAAGGTACGGCGCAAACAACTAATGGAGCTAATACTTACGGATATACCGGCATACCAAGCTGGTGTAAGCGGCTTACTTTAGTTTTTAGCGGGGTATTGAATACAGGTGGTACTTTTATAAATCTGGGTTCAGGTAGTTATGCTTCCTCTGGGTACAGCACTTTTGAGACACGAACAGCATCAAACGCAGTTACTACGTTTGCCTCAACGGTCAATAATGGGTGGCCTATAGGCTCTACCACGGCTCTTAGTGGATCAGTAATTTTTACGCTCGTTAATTCGGCTACGAATGCGTGGGCGATATCGGGCGGCTTTTATTCTTCTTCTGCGTCAACAATGTATACATACGGCGGCTTTATAGCATTAAGCGGAGCCCTTGATCGCATTCAAATTTACGGCGGGAGTGGGCTAACTAATTTTACTGGCGGCTCAGTCAACATCATCTACGAGGGCTAAACAATGACAATTTTCGTCGATGGTGAAATTTTAACGGCTGAAGCTTTAAATCAAGCCCTTCAGGAAGCCTCGCAAGGGGCTACTGGCCCTGTCGGGGCTACCGGCCCTGTCGGCGCTACCGGGCCGCAAGGGATCTCGGCTACTATCAAAGGTTCTGTGGCCACAATAGCTGACTTGCCGCCGGACCCTGAGATTAACGATGCCTATATCGTTCTTTCTAACGGCCATCTTTACATCTGGGGCGGAAGCAGTT